GCTGATATGGCCGAGGACGAAGGTGAGAAGGAAGAAGAGGAAGAAGAAAGCAAAACTGATATGGGCGAAATGGTTAAAGAAGAGAAGAAAGAAGAGTCAGCAGACCATTCTGAAAAAGCTGAACCTGTGGCTACAGAATCTCTAGATCATAGCGAAGCCGCTATTGGAGATCAGAGCATTGAAACTCTCAATGCACGTGTAGCCGAACTTGAGGAAGAGCTTAACAGACAAAGAAAGCTTGCTCGCGAGAAAGAAATTTCTTCGTTCGCTGAAGGACTCTATGAGTCTGGTAAGCTCACTGAACAAGTGGTTCCTAAGGGCGATCTTGTTCGTTTCATGGAGACTCTTAACTATAAGAACTCTGTGAATTTCTCTGAGACTGGAAAGGCTTCTCAATTCGATTTCATGCGTGGAATCCTTGACTCCCTGCCCTCCATGGTCTCATTTGAAGAGTTCGCAACACCAGCTTCCGCTCCTAAAAAGTCGAAGTCGGTTGAGCCTAACGCTTCTGGATATGCTTATGATCCAAACACTGCTAACGTTCATGCCGATGCATTATCCTATGCTGAAGAGAACGGATGCGACTACTTAACAGCTGTTAAGTTTGTTATTGAAAACAACAACTGAGGTAATTACTAATGGCTTCTGACCCACGTTATATGTCTTTTGACCATCAGTACGTCGAAACCGTATCGACCAGCAATACAATCGCTGCTCACCGTTTCGTAACTCGTGCTGGTGCATACCCCGGCGCAGACGGCGACTTCGCCGCTGGCGTCTCCGTTTACGATGCTCCTGGTGCTGGTGAACTCACCGCCAAGGGCTATCAAGTTGATGATGGCACCAACGCCATCTATGAAGGACAGCTTAATCCTTCGACCACTCCTGCTAAGCCTGGAGTATTCCCCTACCAGGGACTTCTTTCGATTGTTACAGAAGGTATCGCTATTGTTAAGGTAGATGCTGGCTCTGGCGCTATTGCCGTTGACGCTGCTGTTTACTCCTCTGACTCCGGTGAAGCTCTTGATGCTGGCAATGTTGGAGCTGCTCCTAACTATATCCTCGGCCGCGCTCTTGACGCTGCTACTGGAACTGGTACTGAATACATCAGAGTCAAGCTCGGTTCTGAAGGCGCTTCTTGATAACTAAAGGAGAATATTAATCATGATGAATCTAGATCAGGTACGCGTAATTGACCCTATTCTTACGCAACTCGCCCAAGGTTACAAGAATGCTGAAGGCGTAGCTACTTTCTTCGGTCCCGCCGTATCAATGAATACTCGCGCCGGCCGTACTCTCGTTTTTGGCAAGGAGGCTTTTGCTTCGCAGTCGTTCCTCCGCGCTCCTGGAACTAACATCCAGAAGATCCAGAACGAGTTCGGAACCCGTTCGTTCGCTCTCCGTCAGGAAGCGATCAGCTGGGAAATCGCTGAGGAGATCGCTGCTGAGGCCAAGAATGGCGCTGCTCAACTCGACCTTCGTCAATATGCTGCTAAGGACGCTGCTAATCGTCTAATGCAGTCCTGGGAAATCACTGTTGCTAACGCCGTAACCGCTTCTGGCTCTTACGAGACCAGCAACGTCTTTGACCTTGCCACTCGCGCTGGTGGTGCTGACCAGTTCAACCAAGCCACTTCTGACGTCGAAGTTCTCATCGACGAAGCTAAGGAAGCCGTTCGTTCACAGATCGGTACCTATCCTAACAAGATGGTTATCTCTCCTGACGCTTTCAACGCCCTCAAGCGTAACAAGAGAATTCGTGACTTCATGCAGCGTGGCGTTCTCGTCAATGAGGCAACTCTTGCCAATATCTTTGGTCTTGACGAGATCCGTGTTGCACGTCGTCTCAAGCTCGGCAGCAGCGGTGCTCTTGAGAACATCTACAACAACGTAGCCGTTCTCTTCTATCAGCCTTCTGGTGCTACTGACGGTTTTGCTCCTGCATTGGATGCCAACTATGGCAACCCTGCTTTTGCTTATACCTACACCCTCGCTGGTTATCCTATCGCTACTCCTGAGCGTTTCAACATTGAGCGCCGTGTATTCACCGGTGACATCCTTGTTGAGCGTAGCTTCGAGCTCGTCGGTATGGGCGAAAATGGTAAGGTTGGCGCTGGTGCTATCCTCACC